GTATTATGCAGCAAGTGGAAACTTGCAAAATCTGAATAACTCAAAAGCTCGCCAGCGCCTCATCGAGGGAGCGCACGATCGCATCCGCGAGGCCGACTTTCACGATCTCATCGCCGACGAAACACTGGCCCTGGCAGGTGTCCACCGTCACGGCCGGCCGCGCTGATTGGACCGTCTCGACGAACATGTCGTAGAGCTTGTTCGTCCGCTCCTGGATGAGAGCGCGCTCATCGTCCTCGAGCGGTTTGAAGGAAGCGCCCATCGCTTTGAAGTGACCGGCCTTGATGAGATTCACCTTGAGACCGTTGTCTGCCATCGACTGCGTCTCATCGAGCAAGGCGCAGTAAACGCCGATCGATCCCCAGTACGAGCTATAGGTGCAAAAGGATTCGTTCGCCTGGCTGCCGATGTAGAGCATGGCGGAGGCGGCGATCGAATCGGAGAAAAACGCGGTGTCTTTTTTCTGGCCGATCTCGCGAAAGAGCATCGCGCATTCGTGCACGCCGATGACGCCGCCGCCGGGCGAATCGCCGACCATCAGGATCTTCTTGATGTTCGGATCCGCGGCGGCTTTTTTCAGCGCGGCTTCTACGTCGTCGAGATCCAGGCCGCCGTAACAATCGAGTTCGAAAAGGCTCAGGTGTTTGTCGATGACCCCGCTGCAATAAATGATGGCGGTATCGCCGCGGACTTCGTACATGCGCTGATCGCGCAGACCTTTGATGAAATCGTTTTGTGGCTGAACGACGGCGCGGTCCGATTCAACGGCAGCGCGTGGCCGTGCCGTCTCCAGGTTGCCGCTCTTCATCAACTGCATCAGCGCGCGATCGAACGATTGCCACGCCGGCAGGCTGATCATCAGCGGCTCGGCGTAGAGTTTGGAAAAAAGGCGGGCGTATCTCATTTTGGGAAGTGACCAGTGATCTGTGACGAGTTTTAGGAACCCAGAGAGTCGAACAACGCGCGGGCGGTCTCAGTGATTTTGACCTGGCGCGCGCGCGTGGTGTCAGGCAGCGCCAGCGCGTCGTTAATCGACTCGATGACGCTGCGATCGATTTGCGCAGTGGCCGTTTTCTCGATGCGTTTGTCGCCGACGATCGTGATCTGAGTGACGGTGATGATCATAGCTGTCGGAGGGAGTGAGCGTGTTTGTTCATCGCGCTTTTCAATTGCGCGCCGATGACGCGGCATTGGTGATTCGCCAACGCGACGGCGGGCTCGATCTGCAGCTCAGTGACGAGCTGACGATGCACGACTGCGCGATCGGCGCGGGCCGCATGGCGCAGCACTTCGTTCCGAGAGAAGCGCGCCGAATCCAGGACATGAGTTAACGGATGCGCGTTCATCATTGAGCGGCGTCGTTTCCAGCGCCTGGCGCAGCCGCTACGGCCGTCCCGGGTTTGAGCGAGTAAAGATATTCGAAGGGGACCTTCGGCGATTGCGTCGCGCATTCGTTCATGGCCCAGCGCAGTTCTTCGATGCGCTGTTTAATCGGGTCCTTCCAGAAACGGCCCTGGGCCCGGCTGTAGTATTCCGCCCAGCTATTGAGGCCGCTGCCGAGCGCTTCGATCTCGCCCTTCATCGTGCGGCCGGCGTCGGCGGTAAGTTTCGGCGGCCCCTGCCAGTGGCAGGCCCACCAGCGCGCGTCCTTGCAGTTCGGGAGCTGCTTCGAATTCATCATCGACGCGGCCCACCAGACCCACACGCGCTGATTGAGCATTTCGTTCAACGCGTCCTGGACCAGGTCGAAGAACCATTGCGCATCCGCGAGCGCGATCCGGGCGGTGGCGCCGCCGAGCGTCATCAGGTTCCAGACGATTTCGAAATTCAATTCGGTCCCGAGACAGATATCGCGGACCAGCTCGTCGCCCCACTGCATGAGGTTCTGCGTGGGCCGATCGGAGCTGAGGATTTCCATGTCCTCATCGGTGTTGCAGTAGTGGGCGAGCGCGCCGCCGAGGAACCCTTCGGTGACCTCGGTGAGTTTGCCGTCGGGACCGAGCTCTTTCTTGAGCTGGTTTGTAATACCGACTTTGCCGGCATCGCCGCCCTTGCGTTTCACGACGACGCCCATCGCCTCGTGCAACTTCGCCGCCGCGGTGATGAGGCCGCGAAGGTCTATCTTGTCGATCGCGCAGTTCACGCCTGGCGCGAATGGCGACATGACGCGGAGCTGGTTCACGCGGTTGCGCCGCGCGAGATGAATCATATCGAACGCGTCGATCTCTTTCGTGATGACGACGCGCGAACCGGGCCCGCCGCTCTCGGTGGTGGCGAGATACGAAATCGGGCGGTTCGCCTGGTTCGTTTTCACGCCGTCGAAGTAGCCGGGCGGGTTGACGGCGTAGGGACTGCCGATCTCGCTGTTATCGAAAAGCTGGAGCATCGGCGCGCCGGCGAACGAGCTGGAGATAAGAGCATCGAAACTTTCGCCTTCGGCAAAAAGCGTTTCGGCGTGGAAGCGCTGGCGCTCCCAATAAGTCATCGCGCCGGCGGCGTCGCTGACGACGCGGTTGTTCGCCCAATCGTCGAACTTCATCGCGGCCTCGACGTTCCAATCCTGGTCGCTGGTTTGCGGCTCCGGGAAAATTCCGCGACCGACAGCGTACTTGGCCACCTGGCCTTTCATGCGGCGGATCAGTCCAAGGTTCGCCTCGAGGGCGCGGACCTTCTTAAGAATCTGGAGGCGAGTGAAGCGCGTGATCTCGCGCCGCGCGCCTAACGGAAAGAAAACTTTCGAGCGCGCCGGCGAGTCATAGGCACCGCTGAAGCCGTAGATGCCGCCCGTGCCTGGCTTGCATTGATCGCTCGGATCGGCCGCGGCGAACTTCGGCTCGCGCGGCTGGAGCGCGCCGCCGTAACTGCGAGAGAAGCTTGGGAACTTCATCACAGCTGGAGGTTCATGAAGTTGGCGCGCGTGCAGCGAACGCGGGCGCTGACGGGATCAGTGGGATCCAATTCGGCAAGCGCTTCACCAACGGCGCCGAATTGCTCTTCGACGGTCATGGTGACCTGGAAGCCGAGCGCTTTGCCGTTGATGGAAGAGTTGACTACGGCGCTGCCCTCTTCGGCCTGGATGCGGTCCCAAAGCTTCGTGTGGAAATCGAGCAGCTCCTGCTTACCCTTCGCGCCGCGCGGTTCCGCAAATCTGATCAGGCCTTGGACGTAATTCGACGGAACGGGCATGTGACACCCGGGCGGGTGTCAAAGCAGGGACCTCGCACAACGGGCACGAAGGGCGCTAAGGTTGTCTATGGCGCAGCGATCACCGAAAGGACTTGTTTTCGGACTTGGCTGGAAAGCGCGTTACGCTCGTTCGCATCCGCACCTGACCCAGCGCGAATTTCAACTTTGGATCGAGGCCCACTTGGCGCGCCATCGTCAGAAATGCGCCGCGGACGCAATGCTGGCATGGAAGCCACAGCGGAGAGATTGACAGCCGCTAGTTCGGCGGCACCGCTCACCCGAGCGTCCACCGTACCAAACCGCGAGCAGGCCGGGCTCTTTTCGAAGACCCGGCCTGTCTTGTTTTTCGGCCCTATGCGTTATGCAAATGTTTTTGCATATTTGCATACCGATGCAGCTCAAAGGCGCGACTCCAAAAGACCGGCACAACCGCCAGCTGATGTTGATATATTTGTTCTGGCTGCGCCAAGCGATCAAGCGCGGCGACATTCCGCGCCGGCGCGGATGGTGGCGGGTGAAGTGGATTACGCCGCCGCGAGTAAGTCCGCTCGCTGTTCGTCCTGCTGCGCGCGCTTCATCTGGAGAAACTCCGGACTAAAGATGAAGTGGTAGAGTTCCGCTTCTTTCCAGCAATCGAACAAGTGCGGGTCGCAGCCGTAGCCCCACTCGTACGCGGTCCGGCCGTCCTGCAGCATCTTCGCTTTCAGGTAAGGACTGGAAACTTGCGTGAGGAAAAATTCATCGAGCGTGGCCGGCACATAGCGCGAGTGGATCCGATCCTTGATGACGAACCGCGCAAGGTGCTCGGTCATCTGGTCGTCGTTGTAATGAATGAACGGGATGGTGACCTGTTTGCCGTCGTAGTTGAATTCGATCGACGTTTCGAAGATCGGTTTTTCTTTCCCGGCTTTCAGGTTGCCGCCTTTCGTGGCGACCCAGCGGCTCCCCTGTTCGTAGACGAATCGGTAAACGCCGTTCTGCCGTTTTGCTTTGTAGCCGGAATCCTTCGCGCCGAACGCGATGATGTGTTTTTCCGGGGGAGCGGGCGACACGCCCGCCTCTACAGGGAAGTGGTAGAACCAATCGCGGTTTGAAATTGTCTCGAGCTCGAGCGTGCTGACGCATGAGCCCCACGCAAGCAACCACATCGCGCCATCGGCGGTATGGGCCCAGACGGTCCACCAATACTCGGTCTGCTGGACGTCCACCTGCATCGTAATGAAGCACGGCCGGCAGGGGAGCTTGAGCGGATCCTCCGGGTCGAGCGGATTCAAGCGCTCGTATTTCACGGGCGTCTTTTCCTGCAGCGCTTCGATCAACTTCCGCGTGATGCGCGTGGGTGTGCGCTCGAACGGCCGTCCCCAATCCGAGTTATAGCAATCGTGCATCCGCGCGATGTTCCCGATCGCGAGCAGATATTTTTTCGCGAGGCCACCGAGGCCCAGGTCCATCGGCGAATAAAGGGCCCAGATGTGGGCGCTATCGGTATCCGCCGGCGCGTCGGGGCGATGATCGCGCAGCGCATAGCGCGCGTTCATCCAGTTCAGCTTTTTCGTGAAGTCGATCTTCGCTTCGCAGAACGCGCATTCGTAGCGCGCCTGGCGTTCTACTTCGTCGTAGTCCCAGATCTTCGACTTCTTGTGCTGCAGCTCCGGTGGCCACCAGACACGGCCGGTAGCGGGAATGCCTTTGACCAGGTAACCGCCGCGCTTGTCTTTCGCTTTCTTGATTTGCTTCTTCGTGCGATCGCCGCGCTGCGTGTCGGCTGCCAGATCGATGCCGTGCCGATCGGCGCGATCGATCTCGTGACCGATGAGAATGGGGTCGTCTTCATCGACGCGCATCCACTTGTCGGGCTGAGCTGGTTCCCGGAAGAAGGTGAGCGGCTGGTAACCGCCGCAGTCCGGACACGGCAGGTACCCGAACGTCTGCGAGCCGGCGAGGAAATCGCCCCACGTCTCCGCGCTCTCGAGCGTGGGCGTGGAATTCGAAACGACCTTGCGGCTGCGCCGAAAGAGTTTCGACCTAACGATGGCGAGCAAACCGATCGGAGCTTCGTTCCGCGACTTCGCCGGGATCTTGTCCTTCTCGTTGACGACGAGCTTCTCGGCCTGGCGGCCGCCGGAATCGGCGATGCTGCCGGCGCCGATGATGCCGAACGTGCACGTCTTGAAAATCATTTCGAGCGTGGTCCACGATTTCCGGTCGCGGATGCGGAGCGCGTTCGTGGCTTTGCACGCGCGAATGAATGGCTGGATCTCCTGACGCGAGAGACGGCGTGCGGTCTTAGCGGTGGGATCGAGCCAAAGGATGGGCCCGGGCCGGGTGGCGATCTTGTGCAGGACCGGGACGATGCCCATGAAGAGCGAGCCGCCGGTGCGCGCGCTCTTGCATAGATTGAAGAAACGAACGCGGCGCAGCTCGAGGCGATTCATCAGGCCGCGCCACATCGGCAGCCGGCCGGTATCGAGCGGCCCGGGGAATGGGCTGCCTACTACATCCGGAACGATGACGTTCTCTTCGGCCCACTTCCACATCGGCAGCCGCGGCTGCGGGGTGAGGATCGCACCGATGATGGAACTGAAAATGCCGGCGGCTTTGCGACCGAGCCGGATACTGTAAGAATTTACAGTATCACCCGCCATCTTCCTCCTCTTCGATCGCGAGGTAATCGCAGCCGGCTAGCGTCTTCCGGATCAGCTCGACCTCGCGGTCGATCACGTCGGCGCGCTCATCGAAGTCGAGCCCTTCCAGGTTCTCGTTCACGCGCGGACCGAACGCGTTCATCTGCTGCAGGAACGCGGCGAGCGTTTTCGCCAAGGCGCGTTCGAACTGCGCGACCGGCAGCATCGATTGCTCGGCCTTGTTCAGCTCGAACTCAGCCTTCCGGAGTTTGAACCTGCGCTCAGCCAGGTCGAGCTGGCGCGCGTCGAGATCATTGACGTCCGGATTGTTTGCGCCGCGGCCTTTCACTCCGCACTGCGCGATCAGCGTTCGCCATTCTGGAACAGACTTGCGGCCGTCGGCGCGAAACAGCTTGGCCTTGTTCTGCGCGATGAGATCAGCGTGATCGTCGCGGAAGTTCTGCAGCGTGCGTCGATCGATCGGGATGGCGTCGGCGAGCTCGTTCCAATTCTGGACGAACATGGCGGGCGATTCTTCCGCGCCGGCGTCGGCAGAGAGCCGCGCCTCTTCGCGCGCGGTGAGCGTTTTTCCGCCGAGCGCTTTTCTCCGGATGTTTTGTTTCGAGGTCTTGAGCGCGACCAGGTCGAGGAAACGTTCATCGTCTGGCGTGAGCTCGAACCCTGAGCCGCTCATCTGCGCGGCATCGATGCGGGCGGTGAGAAGTTTTAGACGTTTCTTTTCCGGGCCGGTGAGCACGCCGGGGCGCGGAGAGTCAAGGGAGCAGGCGAGAAAACCTGCCCGGGAACGGCTTTATGGCCCCGTGGGCGCGTCAGGACCGGCGCGGCGAGTAGGCGGGGCGAATCGTCGGTCCGGACGGGGTGGGCGGAATTGGATTCGCGGATTGCCGCCCAAATTTCGCGCAGCCGCCGGCGGCGGGTGATTGCATCGATTCGCGCGAGATATTCCGGGGAGGATCGACGCGCGGCGCGACGCTTCATCCGCTCATCGAAATCGAGTTCGTGAAATGGAGTCACAGCAGGATCGCGCCGTCGCATTCGTAGCCACGCCACCAATCGATCGTGCGTGGAGTGACGTACTGAAGGAAACGAAGTTTGCCAGGCGAGCCGGAATAGGCGTGGGCGTGTGCGAGAAAAGTGTCGCGTGCGTACTTTTCCCACACGTCGCGGTCGCGCGTTTCCGAGAGCATGCGCGCCTCCATGTGCGAGCCGCCGGCTGCCAGCGCATTTATCGTACGCGTCATCGAGTCGCCGCGGACGTTCAACACCTCGGCCCACACGTGCTCGCAGCGATCGGCGCGGATAGAATATCTCATCCACTCGGCGAAGTCGTTGTAATCCTCCTGCGGCAAGGACGGGCAAATCATGCCGAAGGTCCGGAAGCCGTTATCCTGGAGCCAGTGCAATGAAGCGATCCGTTTTGAAACGAGCGGCGTTCCCTTTTCAAACACGCGCGCGAGATCGTCATCGAGCGTGCCGGTGCTGACGCCATATATCATCCGATCACGATGCGTTGATAACTGCTCGGCGATCTTCGGGAGCAAGTTCGATTTCGAGAGCAACCGGATCTGCCAATTCGTCAGCTTGAGGATGACCTGGCAGGCCTTGATCGTTTCGTGGACCAGCTCCATGTTCGCGGCCACGTCGACCAGGGGCGAGCTGTAGATAACGCGGCGATCGTCGCGGGCCCAATACTTCGGACGTCCATGGCGGTCCGTCAGCTCGCAGCAGAGCCGTGCGATCGCACCGGCGCGGCGGATGACGATATCTTCGTGCGGCGCGGTGATGCCGTGCGTCTCGAGATACGGTTTCTGTTTGTCCATCATGTCGGGGACGTAGCAGAACTCGCAGGTGTAAGCGCAGGCTGTGCCGGTGCTGAACGTGAGGCCGTCACAGAGAAGCTTCTCGCCGAACTTGGATTTGAAATTGATGACGGTTTTCGCCGGTATCTCAAAGACGGGTTTGCCGTTCATAGAAGAACGGGGAGGAGTAAATGTGATCTTGCTGCCGAACGCGCCGGGCTTTAGCAGTTGAGTCTCCGCGCCGGTTTTCCCGAATAAGTCTGGCTGGTTCATGCTGCTGCGCCCCTCCCTCGCATAGTGTCCCACGCTTTCTTAGCGGATGCGCTGCGCGCTGGATCCACGACGACGACCGGAGCCTTTGGCCGGCGCCGGACCTTGCCGAAGGTGCGGAAGCTTTTCGCATCGAGCAGGGCGGCGCGGACGTTACCGCAACTGCCGGCAGCGATGAAGTTCGCGCTGGCACGTGGAACATTCCATTTCCTGACCAGCCAGCCGGCCAGCTCGCTCGCGTCCGGACCGTCCACCGGGACCAGCTCGAAGCGGGTCTGGAAACGTTCGGTGAGCGTGGCCAGGTCGAGATTGCTGGAGCCGATGATGGCGTTCCGTGGCGGCAATTCGTCCAGAAGTGTGAGCATCAGCGTTTGCGCGAGCTGAGGGACCTGGTCGGCTTCCTCGATCAGCTTCACCTTCCAGCCGCCGAACAAGGAGCCGTAGCAACTGGATTGCATCCAGGCGCGGACCTTTTCAATCGAGAGATCGCAGCCGTTGATGGTTTCAATGTCGATCGCGTTCGCTGCGAGATGGCGTGCGATCATACCGGCGATCGCAGTCTTGCCCGCTCCGAACGCGCCGCACAGGAGAAGTTTTAGCCTGCCGGTGGCTAGACAATTTTTGTCCAAACTGGCGAGCAGTGCGGCCGCGATCGCGCGCGCGGGTCCGATGAGATCGGACGGCCGCGCCGGACGGTAATCGTCAGGACTTACGTTTCTTAATGCTGGATTTTTTCGCATGGGTTACTCTTTTCTTTCTGGCCCCGCTTGCAGGCGGTGAAGGTAATTGAGCCTTCGGGCGTTGTTCCTTTCGGGTTACTCCGGATACGACGCCGGCCGGTTCCCCTCCTTCGAGTTTTGTTTTCAGTGCCTGGAGCGCGAAGCCGCGCGGAGCGTGCCGCCCCTGTTCCCAATCGAGATAGGTTTTCGGCGGCACACCAAGAGCGGCCGCGGCCCGGGATTGAACCAGGCCGCGTGCTTTGCGCCAGGCTTTCAGCGCAGTGGATACGTTCATCGTTTCGAGACTACGGAAGTTCAGGACTTGGCACGAGTGGCAACTTTCCGGCGCGCGGCCCACCGCGCTTTCATCGCAGCGGCCAGCCTGGTCCTGCCGGCAGCACTAAGACCGCGTTTTGATTTCGCGGGTTTCTTCGCCGCGCCATTCAGCCGTTGCTGCAGGACCTTCACGGTAACGGGCTCGAGCGTGTGGACGTCCAAGCCGCTGCCCCACGTGCGCGGGACTTTGATGGTGAGATCGGCAGCGCGCTTCCGTTCGTCGATCGGGAACTTGATGAGCGCGGCCACGCGCCGCATGTCCGGAACGGCGCGGTGAATGTCGCCGACCTTGTAGAACCCTTTCGTGATATCCGCGAGGACGTGCTTCAAGCCGGACCAGAGCGCGGCCTGGCGCAGTTTATGGAGCTGCAGTTTGTAGAGCCCGCCAACGTCGTAAATCCAGAAGCCGGCTAGCTTCCGCTTATCGAAGATCGACCAGCGCTGGTTGCCGGCGTCGCGTCGTTCGTGCGGTTGCGCGTGGAACGGCAGGCCGAATACGGCGACCAAGTCCTCGATGTTTTCGGTGCAGTCGGTGTGCTTCGAGGCACTGAGCGCTTTTAGAAGTTCCTCGTGGACGATGGACCAGCGCCGCGCCTGCAGCGCTTCCTTTTTATCTTTCAGGGACTTCTTGCCGGCCGTCTGTCCGGCAACGGTGCGGCCGCTGCCGTTGCTCGATGACGACGGCGTCGCGCCCTTCCGGATGTAGCCAACCTGCAGCTTGCCGTCATCATGGACGATGGCCTTTTCGGTGTTCTCCTTCGTCGGCTTCGCGGTGATGCTCGACGACCACTGAGGCCGCAGCTCACGGTCGCCCGTAAGGCCGAGCGCACCGCATGGCTGCTTCGAGACAATCAGCAATTTGTCGCCGTGCTCTTTTACCAGCGCGTCATATTGCGCGGTGCGAGCGAGCGCCAGCCGCTTCGAGAAGCAAACAGC